AAGTGTTTACAACTTTGTTGTAACGCCAAAAGGAGAAAGATATAACAATAAGAAAAAAGTCGGTGATTCAGAATTAATACTCAATACTGAAATATATAACCACCAGTATATAAACAGAGAGGCTATTGTTATATCAACTCCAACAATTGGCGATACAGATATAAAACCGGGAGACACCGTTATAGTACATCACAATGTGTTTCGTAGATGGCACAACGTTAGTGGTGAAGAAAAAAATAGTAGAAGTTATTTTAACGAAGAAACATTCTTAGTTAATAGTGATCAAATATTTCTATATAAAAGAAAGGACAAGTGGAAGACCCCAAGAGGTTATTGCTTCGTTAAACCTATAAAAAACAAAGACAAATTCAATATTGAAAAAGAAGAACCGTTAGTTGGTATAGTTAAATATTCTGACGGTTTAGTTAGTGTTGATGATGTTATAGGATTTAAGCCAAATTCAGAATACGAGTTTATAATAGACGGAGAAAAACTATATAGAATTTTATCAAATTTAATTACTATCAAATATGAACACCAAGGAAACGAAGAAGAGTATAATCCAAGCTGGGCGTAAGGCTGTTGAAGAGTTAATAAAAGTAGCCAAAGAAGCTATCGTAGATTCAAAGGAAGATATATCAGCAGATAGATTAAAAAACGCTGCGGCAACTAAAAAACTAGCTATATTTGACGCATTCGAAATACTTAATAGAATTCAAGAAGAAGAAAATCTACTTGAGGGCAAAGCACCTGAAGAGAGAAAGGAAAAAGTCTTTAAAGGATTCGCTGAAGGTAGATCTAAGTAATGTACGAGCAAAGTTTAGTTAAAACAGTAGAACCTATAAAAAAGACTACTATTACCAGAATGAATAGAGGTAAGAAGTGGAAATACGGTTACAACAAAGAACATGATTTGATCGTGTTGTCTCGTAACGGTATTATAGGTGAAATAATACAAATACAAGATTTAATTATAGCGCTACCTAAATCTCCTAAAGAAGTATATAAGCACGAGAAAAACAAATGGGTGAGGCAAGAATACCCTAAAGAACTTAGTCGTATTAAAAATATATTCGATTGGAGGGGTTATCCGGAAGACAGTAAAGAAAAATGGTACGATTATATAGACGAAGAATTTAAACGTCGAGACGAAGGGTTCTGGTTCATGAACAATGGTAAACCAACCTGGATAACCGGTACGCACTATATGTATTTACAATGGAGTAAAATTGACGTAGGAGCTCCAGATTATAGAGAAGCAAATAGATTGTTTTTTATATTTTGGGAAGCGTGTAAAGCTGATAAAAGATGTTATGGTATGTGTTACCTTAAAAATAGAAGATCTGGATTTTCTTTTATGTCATCAGCAGAAACAGTAAACTTAGCTACTTTAACAGGAGATGCTAGATACGGTATACTTTCTAAAACTGGTTCTGATGCTAAGAAGATGTTTACTGATAAAGTTGTTCCAATCAGTATAAACTATCCATTCTTCTTTAAACCTATTCAAGACGGTATGGATAGACCTAAAACAGAGTTAGCTTATAGAGTGCCAGCAAGTAAATTTACTAGGAAAAAAATAACTAGCAATGAAAAACTTGAAGATATACAGGGATTAGACACAACTATAGATTGGAAAAACACTGGAGATAACAGTTACGATGGGGAAAAACTAAATCTACTAGTACATGACGAAAGCGGTAAATGGGAAAGACCCGACAATATATTAAACAATTGGAGAGTTACAAAAACATGTTTACGATTAGGTAGTAGGATTGTTGGTAAATGTATGATGGGCTCGACTTCAAACGCATTAGACAAAGGTGGAGACAATTTTAAAAAATTATACAACGCGTCAGATGTCACGCAAAGAAATAGAAATGGCCAAACAAAGTCTGGTTTATACTCTTTGTTTATTCCAATGGAATGGAACTATGAAGGATTTATTGACGAATACGGATATCCAGTCTTCGATAATCCGGATAATGACGTACTCGGACCAGATGGTGAACTAATAGATTACGGAATTATAGAGCACTGGCAAAACGAAGCCGATGGATTAAAGACGGATCATGACGCTTTAAATGAGTTTTACAGACAGTTTCCGAGAACTACAGAACACGCTTTTAGAGATGAAGCTTTAAATAGTATATTTAATCTAGTTAAACTTTACGAGCAAATAGATTATAACGAAGAAACGTCTAGAACGTTGGGTTTAACAACCGGAAACTTTCAATGGGTTAATGGTATAAAAGATACAAAGGTTATATTTTATCCAGATCCAAAAGGTAGATTTAATATAAATTGGACACCACCATCAAGTTTACAAAACAACTGTTTTTTAAAAAACGGAATAAGATACCCAGGCAACGAACACATGGGAGCCTTCGGATGTGATAGTTACGATATATCAGGGACGGTTGATGGTAGAGGGTCTAAAGGAGCCTTACATGGGTTAACTAAATTTAGCATGGAAGACGCTCCCCCAAATCAATTTTTTTTAGAATATATAGCTAGACCACAAACAGCTGATATATTCTTTGAAGATATGTTAATGGCGATAGTATTTTACGGAATGCCAATATTAGCAGAGAACAACAAACCTCGACTTTTGTATTATTTAAGACGGAGAGGTTATAGAGGGTTTAGCATGAATAGACCTGATAAACTTTGGAACAAACTTTCGGTAGCAGAAAAAGAAGTAGGTGGTATTCCAAATTCAAGTGAAGACATAAAACAAGCCCACGCAGCAGCTATTGAAATGTATATCCAAGAGCACGTTGGTATGAAAGGTGATAATCTATTTGGTAACATGTATTTTAACAAAACGCTAAATGATTGGGCTAAGTTTGATATAACAAAAAGAACTAAATTTGACGCAACTATAAGCTCTGGTTTAGCTATAATGGCTTGTAATAGACACTTATACAAACCCAACGCTACTATAGAAAAACCAAAACTAAACATACATATGTCTAAGTATGGAAACAAAGGTAGTGTGTCGAAAATAATTAAACAATAAATATGGCAAGAACGGTAAACTCAAATTCTTTTCCTAGTCAAGTAGTTAGCGACGTAGAAAAAATAAGCTATGAATATGGCTTGAAGGTTGCAAGAGCAATTGAGCAAGAATGGTTTAATACCGAGAGGGGTTTAAATAGATATAGAACAAATGCAAATAATTTTCACAACCTAAGATTATACGCTAGAGGAGAACAGTCGATTCAAAAATACAAGGATGAGTTATCTATAAACGGTGATTTATCCTATCTTAATTTAGATTGGAAACCAGTGCCTATTATTCCAAAATTCGTAGATATACTTGTCAATGGTATGTCACAAAGAATGTACGATATAAAATGTTATTCTCAAGATCCTTACGGTGTCAGTAAACGTACTAATTATATGCAGTCAATATTAGACGATATGCGTAGTAAGGAGTTTAACGATTACGCGCAACAAGCTTTTGGAGTTAATTTATACAGTAGCGATCCTGATGAATTACCAGAAACAGAAGAAGAATTAAAATTACACATGCAATTAACGTACAAACAAGGCGTTGAATTAGCAGAAGAACAAGCGTTAAACGTTTTATTTGATGGTAGTAATTACGAGTTAACTAAAAAACGCTTTTATTACGATCTAGCAACAATAGGTATTGGTGCTACAAAAACTAATTTTACAACATCAGAAGGTGTGACGGTAGAATATGTTGATCCCGCAAATCTTGTTTATTCCCATACTGAATCCCCTTATTTTGACGATGTGTATTACGTAGGTGAAGTAAAAACGATACCTGTAAATGAACTCGCGAAACAATTTCCTCATCTAACAGAATCTGACTTAGAAGAAATAATGAGTAACAAGTCTTATAACAGATCAAATTACAATAATAAACACGATTTCGATAAAGAAGACGAGAATACTATACAAATACTTTATTTTAACTACAAAACTTTTATGAACGAAGTTTATAAGGTTAAACAAACTGGTAGCGGAGGAGAAAAACCTATTGAGAAAAACGATTCTTTTAATCCACCAGATACTATGGAGGGAGATTATAGTAGAGTATCTAGATCAATAGAGTGTCTTTATGAAGGAGCTTTAGTTTTAGGAACAGATAGGTTGTTAAAGTGGGAAATGGCACAAAATATGTTACGACCAAAAAGCGATTACACCAAGGTTAAAATGAATTATTCTATTGTTGCCCCTAGAATGTACGAGGGAAAAATAGAATCTATAGTTAGTAGAATAACTGGGTTTGCTGATATGATACAAATTACACACTTAAAGCTACAGCAAGTGTTATCAAGAATGGTTCCAGACGGTGTTTATTTAGATGCTGATGGTTTAGCTGAAATCGATTTAGGAAACGGAACGAATTACAATCCGCAAGAAGCGTTAAATATGTATTTCCAAACAGGATCTGTGATCGGTAGGTCTTTGAGTCAAGAAGGGGATATGAACCCAGGCAAAGTACCTATTCAAGAGATATCTGGAGGACAAGGAGCTGGAAATAAAATGCAGGCGTTGATTGCTAATTACAACTATTATCTACAGATGATACGTGATGTCACGGGATTAAACGAAGCAAGAGATGGTAGTATGCCTGACAAGTATTCTTTAGTTGGTGTACAAAAGTTAGCGGCAGCTAATTCAAATACAGCGACAAGACACATATTGCAAGCTGGATTGTTTTTAACAGCTTCAACTGCGGAATGTTTATCGCTTAGAATATCTGATG